ATAGGTGTAAGGCAGTAGCAGAAGCGGTATTAAGCAATAAAGACTTTAGTAGGTTAGTAAAGGATGCAGAGTTTGAAATACCTGAAATAGGCTATTATAACGGTTTACCATTTAGGGGAAAAGCAGATATACTTTTACAAGGTGTTGTGGTCGATTTAAAAACAACAAGTGATATTACACAATTTTCTGAATCTGCTTTAAAATTTAACTATGATTTACAAGCAGCACTTTATTTAGAATTGTTTGAAGCGTTTGAATTTAATTATGTTGTAGTTGATAAACAAACAAAAGAAGTTGAATTTATTACTTTATCAGATGAATTTATTCAAGGTGGTTATGAAAAGTTAAAAATAGCTACTGATAACTATAAAAAGTATATTGACAATAAAGAACATTATGATACAAATTATGCTAATAGTTTAGAACTTTAAGTTATGGAAAAAAGACAATGCAATAAATTAAATTCAGTTGCTTACAATAGTTGTATTGATAGTTATTATCAAACAAAAGACAAAAATGATGTTTACGAATATTGGCTTTATTTATTAGAAGCAAAAAGATTTTGTGAAGCAAACGGAGTTGAAAAAGCATTGGAATTAATTGTGCTAATTGAAGATTTAAAGATAGATGGCAAAGACAAAGAAGAAGATTGTAGTTAAAAATTGCAATTACGATGCAATGAGGCATTGCTTTAAAAAAGGCTTTAGGATATACCCAAAGGTTTCAGGTTCTAAATTTAAAGTAGTTTACGCTATTGGCAATAAAATCCAATACTATATGAAAGGTAAAGAATTTAATGCACAAGAATCATTCCAAGCAGTATGGGATTTATATACAAAGATTTACGAACACGATAAAAACAAATAAATTATGATTAAATATAAATACCCTAAATCTTTTTGGAAAATATCCGAGCAAATAGGTCACGCAAGAGGTGTTATGAATTATGATAATAATATAGTTAATAAAAGATTTGACAGAGGTAATAAAAATTCACACGTTGATACTTTAGGTATTCTTGGGGAGTTGATAGTAATGGACTATTTAATAAATAAAAATATTAAGTATAATGTAGCTAATCTTTTAGATTTTAAATCAACTAAAAATCCTGATTTTATTTTAAATGGAGAAAGAATAGATGTTAGAACAAATAAAGATTCAAAGTACTCCCCTTTATTAGTAAATGAAGAAGCACATAAAAAAGGATTAAATAAAATTGATTTATATTGGTTTGTTTACGTTGTAGATGAAACTAATGTAGAATTTTATTTTGTTAAATATAATGAAATAAACGAATGGAATTGCAAACTAATGAAATACACAAATGCATACTATATTAAGAGAGAAAATTTAAAAAAATAAAATATGAATAGTTTAAAAAAATTATTAGAAGTAACAAAAGAATTTAATAAAGAGTTAAGTAAAACAGAAGACAGAAAAGCAATGCCTGTTTATTCAGGAGTGCTTACTTATTTCCCTGATGCATTGAAAGAAGTTTCTAAATGCAGTTTAGCAGGACAAAAACAACACAATCAAGGGAATAAATTGTATTGGGATAAAAATAAAAGCACAGACAATGCAGATGCTTTAGTTAGACATTTAATAGACCACAATGCTAATCCAATTGATGATGATGGTATATTACACCTTGCCAAAGTAGCTTGGAGAGCGTTAGCAACATTACAAATCTATTTAGATAGTAAGCAGTAAAAACGTTTATAAAGGCAGAATATAGGGTAGCAATTAGCTATCCTTTTTTTTTGCTTAAATTTTATTCAAATGTTAAAGTTTTGTTAAAATCTGTTAATAGATAGTTCATAAACTAAAAAGGTGTTGTATCTTTGGTGTATAATTAAAAACAAATATTATGAAAAGCATTAAAAAATTTAAAGTAGGAGATAAAGTAAAAACAAATCAAGATTATTTTCAAGAATATGAAGGTACTGTAATTGAGATAGAAACAAAACCGCACCCTTACAGAAGTAGTGATAAAGATTTAACTTGGTTAAGAATATCATATCCTTTTAGAAAAGGTTCTTTTTCAACTTGTTCAACATCTGTATTTAATTAAAACAAAGGGGGTGTAAAAACCCCTTAAATAATTATGAGAAAAATAGAATACAAAGAAGCTATTGACTTTTTACTACCAAGACATTATTCTGGAAGAAAGCCAACAGTATCTTATGCTTTTGGATATTTTGAAGATAATGTTTTAAAAGCTGTATGCACTTTTGGTAAACCTGCTAGTAATAGTTTATGCATCGGTGTTTGCGGAAAAGAATATAGCTCAAATGTTTACGAATTAAATAGACTGTGTGTAGATGGTAGTATTAAAATACAATTATCTGAATTTTTATCTTTTTGCCTAAGGGAGTTAAAGCAATACAATATGATTATTGTGAGTTATGCTGATAAGCAAATGAATCATAATGGATATATTTATCAGGCAACTAATTTTATTTATACAGGAAGTACAAAGAGTAGAACAGATAAGTACGTTGAAGGGAATAAGCATTCTAGGCACTACAACAATGATAAACAAAATGGTTTAAGGAAGTTCAGGAGTTCAAAGCATAGGTATATCTATTTTACTTGTGATAAGTTTCATAAAAGAAAGTTTAACAAGAATCTAAACTACCTTATTAAGGATTACCCTAAAGAGGTGAATGTAAATTATATTTTAGGAGATTACCTAAAACCTGTAATTATAAAACAATAATGAATATATTAAAATCAGTATTAAGAGAATTAGAAAACTAAAAACAACGGGGTGTAAAAACCCCATTAAAAACAAACAAGATGAAAAAAAGTAAACAAGACCAAGTATTATCAAATAAAGTACACGCAGTAGTTATGTGCGTAATAGTAATAATATTAATAACAATAAATATATAATTATGAAGAAAGTAATAGAATATTTTTTAGAAGGTATTGTGTATTTCGTAATGACTGCTTTAGTTGTTTATATGATACTAATGTTTTTGTCAATGATTATTAAACTATTTAAAAACTAATTATGAAAGAAGAAATTAAATTAGCTATTCAATCAATCCAACCATCTTACGAAACAACAGGTAGCTACCGTTATCCGCTTCCTAATGAGATAACTTTGTATTCTGATAGTAGTGCTTACCTTATAGATTTAAACCTTAAAGAGAGCGTTTTAAATGCAGAGATTTGGCAAGGCGAAGAATGGATAGAACTAAATGAAGAAGATATTGATTTTATTTACACTTACTTAAATGGTTTGTTAGAAGAAGAAATAGAATTAACAAAAAGATATTATGAAGAAGAAAGGTATGAGGAGCAAACAACTTACTTTATAAGGTAACGTTTAGTATAATAGCCGTTTTTTATATGGCTTTTATACATTGTTAGCATTAGTATGGATTATTAACTAATAAAATAAATAGAATGAATAAAGACAAAAAAGTATTAGATGTTTGTTGCGGACCAAGAGGTATGTGGTATGACAAAAAAGATGAAAGAGGATTTTTTTTAGACAGAAGAAATGAAGTTCATTTTCTTGAGTATCCAAGTGGTAATTATGTTGAAAGAATAGAGCCTGATATAATAGGTTGTTTTACAGATATAAAACAGCCTGACAACTCGTTTCATCATATAGTATTTGACCCACCACATATACCACAAGAAAAACCAAGCGGAAGAATAGTTATTAGGTATGGTCATTTAAGTGGAGAATGGAGAGAAATGCTAAAAAAAGGATTTGAAGAATGTTTTAGAGTACTAAAACCAAATGGTACTTTAATTTTTAAATGGAATGAATGTAGAATACCCATAAAGGAAATACTAGCCTTGACAAATAAAAAACCATTGTACGGACATAAAAGCGGTAAAACTATGCAAACACATTGGATTTGCTTTATGAAAACGGGAGCGTAGTATTAATGCTAACGTATAAGGTTAAGGTTAGATTTTTAACGGATAAATAATAAATAAATTATGAATGAATTAAGAAATAAATTTTGGAAAGAAACAAGTGAATTAATTGATGCTCATAGAAAAAACAATGATGAACGAGCAGCGCAAGGTGTTGTGGATTGTAGGATTTTATTTAACAGGTTAGTTAAAAAATTAACTTTAACCGATGTTAGCCAACAACGTGAACAGTTAAAAGCTTACACTTTATGGTTAGATGATAAACTAAGAGATGAGGATGAACTGAATGAGTTAATAGATAGTTACCTTGATAGCCTTTAATTGTGGCATAACACCAAGATAAGAAAGCGTTTCAATGCTTTTTATCAACTGTTGACCAACGTTTTAATGTTGGTAATTAATAATAAAATACAAATAAAATGTCAAGAGAATTAACAAAAAATCAATTAATAAAAGTAAGTGGTGCAATTTTATCAAGTTACATTAACAATCATTACTTAGAAGAAACAAAGCATTGTGGAGTATTTAGACAAAGCACAAAAAAGAATGTATCAAGAACACTTGAAGATTTATTAAAAATAGAATTAGAATATTTTGATAATGTTTATGATATTGATGATGAAGAAGTAGGTGGTGCATTAGTTCAAACAAATCTAAAGTTTATAGATGAATTTTTAAAGTTTGATTTTAATGAGTTCAGTAAATTACAAGAAGTATTTGTAGCATTTACAAAAGATAAAAAAAGATTAACAAGTATATCAGATAAAATATTAATAAAATCAGGAGCAAAAAAAATATAATTATGTCAAACAAAAGAACAGATTACAGTAAAACAGAAGCAAATAGAATGTTAAAAGAATTTCAATCACTTTCAGGTGTTGACCCTTTAATATATTCACAAAAGCCAAAAGATGCATATTTTAGAGC